ATATCAACTACACCTTCCAGTACCATCCATTGTTCTGAACGTTTAAAATGTTTTTGGTCGCTTAGTGCCTTGCCTGGATATATCACAAGTTCTTTTACTTTGTAACCTTTCTCAGGTCTGTCATCTAACACACGCCAGTAACCCCAGTCACGTTCAGTCTTTTGTGTTTTCCATTCGTCTAGTATCCAACTTGAACTATTGGCTTTGTTGCTACCGCCCACCTTCCATGCAAACTCTACATCTTGATGTCCGCCGAATGTAGCATACTCGGGGGTAGTCTTATTTGTTCTATCGCCGCCATTAGCAAACACAACACGCCAACTTGTACCTTTGGTTGCTAGTACTTGACCTATAGCACTTATTGCTGTATCGTCACTGTCGTTAAATCCAATAACTTCGTCAACACACGATAGTTCTTTAATGATTGCACAACGTTCTTCGAAAGGCATAAATGGTCTGCCTTTCTTTCTAGTTAGCCATTCATCTGAGTTAACACCAACTACTAGATGATCTCCAAGTTCTCGTGCTGCTTTGAAATAGGCAATGTGTCCGCTGTGTAGAGGATCAAATCCGCCGGTGGTTAATACTACTTTGCTCATGTAGATATTTATGTAGGCAGTTTATTTAGATCTAATAAGATGAAACCAAGGATCTCCTCTTGCAATTTCGTCTTCGCGCCATTGGCAGTATCCTAAATTATTTAACCATTGTTGCCTATCGAAATGCTTCGGTGATTCTAATGTTGATAAATCTTTATTAGAACATTCCCATGCCATACTGCTAGGACACAAACTAAACGTCGGAATACCTTCGCATACGCTTTCAGTTAGTGCATTACTATTAAACCCAACTACTGCACATGCATTACTGAAATCTTGATATAATCCGTTGCCGCCTTCTAGTAATCCGGCGCCTTGTGTATTGGTACTAATTTCTATATCAAAGTTTTGTAGTGCTTCTAACTGTCTATCTTGTCTCAACGGATGCATACGTACTCTTACAGGACGGTCTGTGTTTTCTTTTATTTTACGCAGTGTGTAATCTATAAACTGTTTGTATGTTCCGTGTATTTCTAACAAATTTTTTAAACTGCTATCTCCGGGACGTTGCAATATGACTAGTACATACTCCCCTTTAGATCGCCAATCTTTTATTTCTATACGCTGTTCTTTCTGTATTCTTAACCATCTATCACTTGGACTATTAGTATTACAATAGTTGCCTTTATCTCTAAAATAGCTGGTCCAACTATATCTATGATATGCCATCGGACTAGGCGGCTGTACCATATTATGTCTAAACACGGCACTTTCGGTTACAATAAAAGGTTTATTACTGTCTAATATAAATTGATAATATTGTTTAAGATTTTTGCGTTTTTGACTAATAATATTATTTTGTATATAAATGTCTGCAGATAATATAGTATCTTGATCTTCCCACGGAACAATTTTAAAGTTAGGAAGATCGGGTATAGGATGATTCCTATACATTTCCTCTATACCAACTATTAGACTATCTTTGTTCATTTCTAAATAAAAGTCCTGTGCGTTTTACAAATTGATGTTTCTTCTTTTTACCCATTGTAGAATGTTTACGCAGATCGCTAGTTAAAATATAGTCATGTACAAATCCGTACTTTGCCATTGTCTTTATCCAGTATTCTTCGGTATTACAATTTACATGATGATAGCCCGTAGCACCTACTGGGGCATATGTCATTATTAAAAATTTACATTGCTGCATTGCTTCAGCATAATTAGGAATATAATCTTCGTATACATGTTCAACAAATTCACAACTCCAAGCTAGATCAAACGTTCTATCTAATAGTGCAGGACCGTTAGTAAAATCATGTATCATAAATTTAGATGTATCATATCGTTCTAATGTATGATCGCCGTCGATTCCATATGCATCGACACCTTTACTATTTGCAAGTTCCACCATACCTCCCGGGCCACAACCGACATCAAGTAATGATTGTATTTTTAAATTAGATACTGCCCATTGTAAGGCACCTTCGTCTAAATGTGTTAAATTGTTGTGGCCGCCGAGATGTTTTTCTAAATTCATTCTAAATATTTTCTATATACACCTAAGTACTTATTAGTAGTTTTTTGTTCTCCTTTAAGTGTTAAAAATGCACTATGTTGTCTAATTTTTCCAATACTCATCCAAGTTTTACTAAGAGTGCAAAAATCATAGTTTTGCGCAAGTGCATTTAACACTGTTTGATCTCTTCCCCATAGCCAAGTGTCTACAGAGTTAGATTGCAATTCTGCTGCATATTCTTGTCGAAATCCATTATCTAAAAATGCAATAAATCCAGCTAGCCATCTGTTATCTTTATGATGTTTTAAAACATATTGATTTTTAAATAACAACTCTAATTCAGATTTAGATATTGCACGAGTACAAATGCTATCTGCGTCAAGCGTTATTACATTTTCATTTTTTGAAAATTTATTTGCTACGGCTAAAAATCTAACACTCTGCAAGTATGATATTTTACTCTCAACACTAGAAAAAGTTTTATCTTCGGTTGTGATACTTACTGAAGATAAAACGTTATGTTTAGTAGGATTTACAATATGGCAATGCAATACTATATGCGGATTGTGGCGTTGAATACTTTTTAACAGTGTAACTGCCCAATCATCGTAATATGATTGGTCACATCCTATAAGAATATTATATTGATGCATCTTCCATGCCTGCAACTCTAAGTTTAATTACGTTAGTAATCTGCCATTGCTTTTGATCAAGACCTTTTAAAAGTCCTAGCCACTTATTGCGCAGTAGTGCAAACTCGTTAATGATCTTTTCGTAGTCAACAACGTCTGCCTCACCGTCTACGTATCTTTCAACGTCACGGCTTGACAGCGCTCGTTGATAGTTTTCAAGGTACTTCTTAAAATACATACTACGCAGTCTGCGTAGTTCGATGTTTAAGTAGTTTAGTATAGCTTCAATTTCCTGAAGCTGGTTAAAGCGCTGTTCAACGATGCCGGGCATTTCTGCCGCGGCACGTTCAACATTGCCTTTGAGCTTTACTTCAAAGCGAGCATTAATTAACTCGTCTTCAAAATGCTGCACAGCTGAAGGTATCTTAGATATATCCCGCGATACTTCACTATACCATCCCATTACTCGTCCCAGTCTTCTTCATCGTCATCATGATTATCTGTATCTAGATAGTAACCAATAGCGTCATCTAGAGCAGAATCAGTACCAAGTACTTCTTTAAAAGTTTCATCACTAACACCGTAGTCAGCTAGTAGATCAACAAACTTTTCAGCTACTATCTCAATTTGTTTCTTGTCTACGTATTCTTTAAACATTGTCCAGATGTCACTGATGTGTTCTTCATTCATGGGCGGCTTCTTCCTCAATTTGATCAACAGTTGCGACTACGTCAACTTCATTGGTATTTACCACGGGTTTAATTTTTTCGTTGTATTCCGACATAATTAGATCAAGTTTGGGACCAGTCCATTGCTTACGGTAATCAACATGTTCTTCACCGTTTAGGTCAATGTACTTGAGTCGATTGCCTTGCTTAACCAATAAGTTTTTCTTCTCAAACAATTCAACTAAACCAGAGTAAGGATTCATACCAGTTTCATAAGGAATCTTAACCTGCACACCTTCAAACGGTTTTGCATAGCGTGTCTTCATTACTTTACAACCAGCGCGGATACCCATAACTTCTGTGATCTTATTGCCGTCTTCGTCTTCTTTTAACTTCATCTTTTTCATTGCAACAACAATACTTGATGCATAGATAAAGCCACTACCGCCTGAGATCTTATCATCTGGGTCAAACATGTCCTGCGATGCATATGTGTGGTTAGTACAAACTAGTCCAACATTGTAGCTGCCGATCATGTTTACAGTGTTACGAACTAATGAAGTAAGTGCTTTAGGCTTACGACCCATATCGCCCTTCATATCACCCTTTTGGAACTGATCGACGTCAGTAGGTGTTAGTAACATACCCAAGCTGTCAATAACAAACAATACTTTAGGACGATCTTCTTCTGCCATTGCTTTATAGTCAATCATGAAAGTTGAGATAGTTTTTGCTACATCATCAATCATTGCCATATTAAGTTTAAGCAATTTATCTTCGCCAGTCTGTACACCTAGTGCATGCAACCAGCTTTCGTCAAGTGCATTCTCTGAGTCAACTAAGACTACATAAATGCCCTGTTCTTGTGCGTTCTTTACAATGTTACCACTGCAAAAGTACGACTTGCCTGCACCTGATTCACCTGCAAATACAGTTACTTTACCTAGCGGAACACCTTTGTGAAAGTCTCCGCTAATGAGCAAGTTTAATGCGTATGATCCTGTTGAAATCCAATCAGTAGGATCGTTAAATCCAGCACTCACGCCTGAGATACTTTTAGTCAAGTCCTTGCGGAACTTGCTAACATCAAATGATTTAGCCATGTTTTTTTCCTATTTAAAGCCAAGATAACTAGGGCGTATGCTTATAGCACAGAGGCCCTAGCCGTGTTGTTTATTAACCTTGTTGACGTGAACGGATCATTGCAAGAATATCACTTGCTCCGCCTGTCGCTGCTGGCGCTGCTGCTTGTGCTACCGGAGCAGGTGCTGCTGCTTGTGCTACTGGAGCAGGTGCTGCTGCTTGTGCTACTGGAGCACTCTGGCTAGTTGCGGTTGCTCCAACACTTGCTTCTTTAGTAGGATCGCCTGTACGAGCTTGCATACCTGCAGGACGGAAGTACTGACTCCAACGATCTGCATCGTATGCTTCACCGTCTACTGACGCTTCAAACATTTCTTGCATCACTTTAACAGCAATTGCATCTGGCTTTTTAGGAAGGAAATCACTCATGTTAAACAAACCATGTGTGTTAACTGCTTGCATTTCTGCATCATTCAGCGGACGATCTCTACGTGCCCAAGTGCTTGTACCATAGTCTGCGTATCCACCTTTAGACGTTTTGTTAAGACGGAAGTCTACGCCGGCAGTATAGTCTGTTGGTAATTCTTCCATGTCTGGATCCATTAATGCTGCTTTAATGATCTGGAAGATCTGAGGACCAATGATGAATCGTCGAATTGGATTCTCTGGTACTTGATCGTCTTTAAGAGGATTGTCTGTTACAAAGCCTTGGAATACGTATGAACGCTTTTTCCAGTATTTACGACCCATATCTTCTAGTGACGCATCTTTAAACCAGCCGCGTACTTCGTTAAGAATGCCGCATGAGTCACCATACATTTCCATACACGGAACTTGTACTTGTACTGGACGAGAATCAGTATCACCCTTAACACCTGCAAACGGAAGTTTGATCATCAAACGTTCTGCCCAGAAGAAAGTATTATCTGTATTGCCATCAGGGAGGAAACGGAAAGTTGCACTTTCGCCTTCTTTGATATTCCAGAATGGGTAAATTGGGTTTGGACCTTGTGATCCACTTGCACCGCCTGTAGCGCGGGTTTCTTGTTCTTTGAGCTTTGCTCGGATTTCTGCTAATGATGCCATAATAATATGCCTCTTTCGTCTTGTTTAAATTGCCTAATTGTTGCAGCAGTATTACTGCAAGTGCCTTTAAGTGTTATAGCACAGTATTAATAATAACACCGTCTAGAACATTTGTCAAGTCTTTTTTAAAGAAAAAGAAATAAAACTTATAAGTGGATTAGCTAACTTATCTTAAGCCAGCTAGCTCACGTATTCTATCATATTCGCCGGTGTCTGGTGCTTCCATCTGCTGTGGTTGGTTACGCATCTGGAACTGTTCAAACTTTGCGTCTATTTTTTCCATGAATGCCTTAGCAGGATTTATGAACTGCTCACCATAATCTTTTTCAATCATTGTTAATACTGCGGTCTCGCCTTTTGGAAAGTGTCCTGTTTCTTTGTCAAAGTAGCTAAGAATAAATTCGCCTAATGGTATCTTTTGTTCTTTTGGTTCGTCTGTGCCGTCGTCTTTGCTAAGTTGGCCTTTACTGTTGATTTTGACATCCATAGTAGTGTCGTCTGCTTCGCCTGTTTCGTCGCTGTCGCATACACACGGAGCTTCTTTACATTCTGGGCAAATGTCTGTTTCTTCGCCAAACTGTCCCATCATACGATCAAAACCTTGCTCTAATTCAATATCTTCTGGTACGCATTTGTTTACACGCTTGCCTTTGTTCTTACCTGTGCCAGCTTGTGTGCCGTCTTTCTTGTATCCATCCCAGCAACTTTTTGGACCGGCAACTTCATCTAGCTCATCTGGGCCCAATAACTTGGCCTTAGTTGCTTCGCCTACCAATTTATAAATGTAAGGAAATACATCTGCAAGTTCTTCGTTAAACTGTTTAATAGTTAGTTGATCTACCCAATTTTCTGCAACATCTGCAGGAACATCTTCCATCATTGGTGTTTCAAATGCAGCAAATGTTTCTGCATAATAAGCCGACTTCTGAAGTGACTCAATAGTTTTTTTAACTGTCTTAATGCGATCTTTAACTACGTCTACATATCCTGCTAGGCTTTCTGCCATTACAGCACTACGACCCATATAGTTGTTGAACTTGCGTAATTTGCTCATTTCTTCTGATAGGCTAACAATGTGTGTACCAAAATCATCAAATGGTTTACCACCTTCGGCTACGTGACGTGCCATTGCTCTTGCACCACTTAGGTGTTTGAATGGATATATAAAGCGTTCGCCGGCAGCACTTTCAATGTAAATTTTACCAATATTGCGTGTGCGACCAGCAGTAACTTCTGCATTGATGCTTTCAGTATGTTTAATTACAATACGTGCTTCGCCTACTTTTTGGTAGCTAATTTTACTAGTACCATACAGTTTTGATTCTGTTGTCATTTGTCCGCCTTCGGGTGTTTTCGCTAAAAATTTATAATCTCTTTTATTTAAATTCGACTTGGTAATATCTCTTACGCTGTAATCTAACATACGCTTTTTACTAAAGATACGTAATTCTTTTAAGAAGTTGTACCACGCATCCTGCGTCATTTCGTCTTGATCTTCCATAAAGTCTTTGCTGTAGATAATAGTCAGCCCTTCGTCTTCATCAATCGCAACACTTACTTTACCCAGTCCATTATAATCAAAATCAAAGAAGCGGGCCATTGTTGGCTCGTTAGTAACTGTTCCATTCTCGTCACCTATAGTAACTTCTGGAAAACGTCCTCTTATCTTGTTAAAAAGGTCTTCGCCTATTTTGTCAAATTCTTGCATAATGTATTTATCAACTCTTTTAATAGTTTGTACTTATGAATATAGGCATCGGTGCTTCATAATCTTCATAATCGTCTGCTTGTGTAAAAGTATTATAAATCCTAGGATCCCAATCTTTTAACACAGCCATCATTCTTAATGCTAACAGCGTAGCACTTACTAAATCGTCACTCATACCGGATTTTGCGTTGAAACTACTGCCAGTTGCAATAAATCCTTTAAGTTCTGATATAAGCGGCTTACTTTTAATAGACATCTTGTTATTTTCAATCATAGTCTTTAGTCGACTACACGCTGTAATTTTAGTACCGTGTGTGGTATTAAATCCTTTGCGGAACTTACGTACATGTCCTTTACGCATTGGTTCACTTACAAATAATCCTGGAATGTTTTCTTCACCAAAGTCTTGTATTACAAGTAAACATGCTTCGCCTATGCCATTGTTTTCAACACTCCAGTATATCCCGTTAGTGTTATTAGTTTCTTGCTGTATGTATTTACAAATGTCTGCAAGTACTCTAATTTGTCCTGGGATAGCAGTTGTATTATGTTGCCATTCAGCAACTTGTTCATAGCTGGGCAATTCAAATACTTGTATAGCAGCATTATTTCCGCCTGTGCCCATACTAGGATCAAGTGCAACTGCATATGTATATTGATTGCTTGGCTTCTTATACCAACGTGTTTGTCCCATGTTAAGAATAGGACTAACTCCTGTCATATCAGCAAGTTTTAAACTACTAATAAGCGTTTCATCAAACACAAGGAATTCGCAGCCGTATTCGCGACGGAATTTTTCTTCGCCGATACGTCCAACTTCTGTTGCTTTCCACGCTTCGTCGCGATCAGGATGTTCGCTCCAATGCGCAATAAAGCTATGAAACCCATTTGATCCTAGCTCCTGTTCGTTGCCGTGTGCGTCAAACGTGTCTTCGGCTTGTTTCCAAATCGTAGCAAACGTATCTTCATCTGAGTTAGGTGTACTTGTAATAATAGCACGACCACCAGTTGCTAGTGTAGGAGATATTGAAGTCCAAAACTCTTCTGCAATGTTAGGCTGCACAAACGCAAATTCGTCGCATTGATGAGAGTTAATATTATTTGCAATTATTACATGATTTTCTGCATTAAATATTTCATAAGTATCTTCTAAAACCAAGTATGTTAAGTCTGCGACAGTTTTAACAGTAGTGTGCGAATCTACCTCGTCACCTACACATATATCATTTACTTTTGTTTCTGTGCCATTAATAAAAAACCGATGTTCTAACGTTGCAGTAACAAACGTACTGTCTGTAAATGTTATTTTACAAGATTCTTTATTTGCATTTTCATTTAAGAAAATGCCTTCAAAGTCTTCCCACCCGTTAGGAGTTAATATTTGATATTCTGTATTAGGTGCGTATATTTGTTTCATTGAATTCAGTTGATAATGTTGTTGACTAACATTATCAACTGAATTATCTGTTAAGGCATTAGTGTGTATTCTAATGTACAAATCTCGAAGAGTTATATCTTCTTCAACAAGGGTATGCTTATTACGAACTTTAACAGTAGTTGTATCACCATCTAAACAATAGAGTAACGAGATACTCATACCACGTCCTGTGTTGCCTGTTGTTGTCTGTGCAACAATGCGTGAACCGTTTTCAAATTCAATTGATTGTTTATTATAACTTGTCACTCCTGCTCTAATATGGTCTGGACAAGTTTCGTATATAAACCGTATACGTGACATAATTTCTTGAGCACCTGTGTATTTGTGAGCAGCAACAAGAATAGTTTGATCTGGTTTAAACATTGCATACCATGCCAAGTAAATAGCAGCACATGTAGTCTTGCCTGTTTGCCTAGGCATCATATTAATGTTAAAGCGATAGTTATGATAACTGTCCATTAATCGTAATTGATACTCATAAGGATCAAATACCAGCTTGCCTTTTACAGGATGCTGGATATGTGCATAGTGCCGTGCAAAATGCATGTAACCGGTGTCAGGATCCATGCAGGCTAACAAGTCTGCAATTTGACCTTCTGTAAATGTTTCTTTTCTATTCGCCTTTTTAATTAAGACGCCGTCTAATGATGCTGCCATGCTTGTATTTAACCTATTATATCATTGTAGTATCCAATGTCGAAGCGCAGATCAAATAACTTGCGTCTATCTTGTTGTATTAAAATATGCGTAGGAGCAGCATGTTTGCCGTATCTAGGCTCGCTCCATAACCATTCATATTGCAAACTAGTATCTAGCTTACTACAAAGTTTCTTTAACCGTCTACGATTATAGTTGG